GAAGATTACTTTGAGAGTCAAGCAGCTGATGATTTACCAAAAGTAAAAGAAGAAATTGTAGATGAAGTTACTACTATAGATAGGTCAGGTAGAGAAACTGCTAAGCAGAAGTTCGTTAGAGAGTCGAAAGAAAGACAAGCTAAGAGAATGAAGAAGAGAGTAGTTACTATTACAAGTAACGATAAGCGAGAGAATCACATGACCTCTACAGTGTACCTAAGTTGTGGAACTACTAGTAGAATCGTACCGTTAGATTACCCAGTTGAGTTAGAAGAGGCACTTACTATAGTAGCTGATACTACACCAATTACATTACATACTGATGAGATTGTTGAAGGCAAGAGAACAGGTAATAAAGTACCTAAGACTATTAAAAAGTTCAATATCTCATATGAAGATATGAAACCACAAAACGACTAGTACTTTTATAGACTCCTCACAGAGGGGTTTATTAAAAATATAAAGGATAGACATAATGATACCAATAGCAGACATAACAAGTAACGTAGCTACCGATGCTGGCTACAATGTAACAGGTGACGGGGCGTTCGATAACCTAATGGAGACAGTTAATGCTCACATAAAGGCACAGTTCGATGCTGATAGGATTAAAGAGTCTGACATCGCTAATATGTATGTAGGTATTATACCTGCTGTACTAGCCCAGAGTGTTAAACTAGCTCTTGAAGCTCCTGCTGCAGCTAAAAACGAAGAGGTGCTTGAGGCGCAGAAGTTGCTGTATGATAGACAGCGGGAGGGATTTGATGATAACAAGAATCAGAAGCTATTTGAAACTCAGATGAATGCTTGGAGTTTGATGTTCTCTAGCGGTATTCTGCCTGAGAAACCAACAATTATCGAGGACCAAGAGGCGTCTAGGCTTTATAAACACCTTATTGCCGACTTAAATCTACCTGACCCAGCGTAGTGTACACTTTATCAGAGTTGCTAGTTGACGATATAGCAATATGTGTTAACTATGTAACAGATGAGTACTGTAAGCGTACAGGCAAAGCTACTGGTGATGTGGATATCATAAGTGCTAGTATAGAGCTGGCCGATAATAGGGTTAAGGTTACTGATAGTAGTGGTAAGGTAGTAGGGTTTATCTGCTGGGACTACGATAGAAAGGTGGTACGGCTGATTAGTTACTTCGTAGCAGAAGGGTACAGAAGAAGCGAAGTACTATACCTTATAAGTAAACAGATAGAAGGTGCAGTCAAAGACTGTAGTAAGGTAGTGTACAAAGAATTGTACCCTAATATGGTACTACCTAGAGTAGCCAAGCCAGGCGGTACTGTAGATAAAGATAAGTACTTAGCAAGATTAAAATTACTAGAAAGCAAATGGAGTAACTAATGGGTAGTAGTACAAGGACGTATACAAACTTACAGCTGCAACCTTTAATGGACGATGATACAGCTGCATATGATGACGCAATGCTTAATGTGTATAAGCAGAATTTGGTCGGGTTCGATAAAACACTTAGTGTATACGGTAAGACAATTAGCAGTAATAAGTCACTATTTAATAGCGGGTTCTTAGATGCACTAGGGTTCGACCCTGCAGAGACCGCTACTAGGTACGTATTGGATAATGCTAAATTACTTGCTTGGGCAAAGACTAATGTGGATAGTAGTATTAGTAGTGTGAGAAGGTCATCGTATGCTCCCCTTACTAACAGACAGGCATCAGAGAAGTACCTAAGTGGTACATATAGTGACTATAGTTTTGACACTAAAAGGTTTACTCACACTGATGGCTCTGAGTATACCTACTATGGGGAAATACTTGTTAGTATAGACATACTAGAGGTATCTGCATACAGGAACAGAGAAGATACAGTAGACGACTACGTAAGCGGCTTAAATAGTAATGCAGATGTAGATGAGTCGTATACAGTAATAAGCTACGGAACTAGATCCGGAAACCCCCAAGCATGGAATACTGAATTAAGGCACACTTACGTAGTTACCACTCCTGCTACTGACCCTAATACTGAGCCTACTACCTCCGTTGTTACGGAAGTAATTAGTGAAAGGGTACCAGTAGACATACTAAGTATACAGATACCGACCACTGCAGCATCATTAGTACCCTATGTAACGTCTACGTGGGAAAGTCGTAGGGAGACAATCACTGTGAGGAATTTATTTAATGACAATAGTATACGGTTTATCTATGACATGGTACCTACTGTAGTAGTTACAGGAGCTAGTTCGTTTACTGTAACAATCGATATGGATATAACTTATGTTGCACTATATGACGGGTTTGGTTACGAGGAGCGAGATCAGTCAGAGTACGAACAAGAAGCGGCGGCGTTCAAGGCTGAATTGGAAGCGGAGATTAAAGAGTACGTGAAGCAGGACGCGTCATATTTGTATTTTCAGTATACTACTACTGGGAGTAGTAGTACAACGGCGTACGCAGACATTATTAGTAGTAGTACCTTTGAGACTATCTCATCAACTGAGATGCTTGAGTCATACCCTATAATACCAATAAAAAGGAGGAAAGTATTCTCCAGTGATTCTACCAAAAGGAAGGTACTACTTAATAAGTTAGGTATGCAAGGGAATGAGTTTGAGGAGTCATTGGCTGATAATGATATATATTCAGCTTACTTGGTATTCGGTATTGATATTAACGACACAACTACCTACGGACAACGTTACGTGTTTGAGGCACTGGATGTATTAACTTCATCTCAGGTTGATAGTATGCAAATACAGTTTTCCGGCCTTAGTATCAGTACTGAGCTGTCCGCCACAAAAACAGTCAAAGTAAGTACTGAAGCTAGACCAGTAGGTACCTACTGGGACTTCACTTACACTACTGTAGAGACTAGGTACGAATTAGTAATAAGTAGCGGAGATGATGGCCCGAATTGGGGGTATGTTGACTACGAGACACTACATAGAGTAAAATGTAAACAGATATCTACTAGTTCATATAAAGAGATTGACGTATATGCGTTCGGGACTACTTACAATGTGGATGGTAAGATTAACGAGCCTGTTGACGACTCTGCTCTTATACCGATACTGTACGATGTAGTAGTACGACTACCATTTAAAGAGTTCATGTATGTACTAAGTAGGTCACTACAGCTGCTGGTACTTACTAGAGTGAAAGTAAAGACTAAGTGGTACCAATCAGGATTATTCAAATTCGTGATGCTCGGAGTTGCGGTAGTTGTATCAGTACTATCCTTCGGGACAGCTGCTGCAGGTTCTTTTGCAGCGTACGCTTCCGTGGTCTCCATGGTGGTAGCTGTAGCTTCGTACTTAGGACTACTGCAGGGTACGCTAGGAACTGCTCTATCAGTAGTATCAGTAGCATATGGAGGTTATGCTGGATTAACATCTACAAGTACCAGTGTAGGTATACAGACATTACAATTAGCGAATGTTACTGTACAAATAGCTTCTTTAGCTAACCAAGTACAGCTGTATGGTGTTGATGGGGCTGGCGGTAAGATAGGTGCTATTAGGGAGGAGGCAGAAAGTAAGCAGGAAGAATTAGAAGAAACTGAGAGGTTAGCGAAGGAGGTAGAAGATTCTACCTACAAAGCTATAATGATGCCGCAAATTACGCACAAGTATGCAGATACCTACTACACGATGGCATTAGGTGAACTAGGTTACAACTACGACATACTGTATGATTACAGCACTGTATACAGTACGAGTACAGTACCTGACCTCATGTAAGCTAGTAATAAGGTGACTACAGGTATAATTGTAGTAAACATAATTAACAAAAGGAATTTAGTATGATAGATCCATATAGTAATCAAACGATAGAGACGCCGGCTACAAATAATAGCATAAGTAGCCCACGGTACGACACGGGGTGGGTAAATAACTTTAAGAACTCATTGGCATCAGGTAACAACCTTACACCAAACCAGGCACTAGCGAATAACGCGTATGAGGCGTTCAACCTTAAGTACCCACAAGGACCCAACGTGTTTAACCAATCAGCGTACAATGCTGACTTAAATACCCTTAATACAGGAGCAGCAAATGCAACTACGTCAGGAGCCTTCAACACTGTCGGTGATGAGGTAAAGGGGCTAGCAAGACCTAATAGCACTGGCAGTATATTGGGAGGTCTATCTACAGGAGTGAGTATCATTGGAGGTATCAATGATATAATGAATAGCCGTAGGGCGATAAAGTCTGCAGAGAAGCAACTCAGTAAAGATAATGCAAGAAAAGATGAGCTAATGGCTATGAATAGGGAGAAATACAATACCTACAAAGCTGATCGGGCTAGGTTAGCAGCAGAGTATAAAGGAAGTTAATGGCAAGTTTAATACCAAACACAAATGTACCTGGAGTACTAGGTGGTAATGCCATCGGCTCGCTCCTCAGTGCCTACCAAAATCAGGCGAATGCAGGTAGGCGCTTTGCTAAAGTCTTTACAGATGCTCGTGATAGGGACATTGCTGAGCAAGGTAGACAAGATAAGCTACTACAGCAAGAGGTAGCTAACCAGAGAGCTAATGATTTACTAAGTATACAACAAGCACAGAACGAGAGAGCACAAGCTACCGCACTTAGAAATAAAGAACAAGCAGGTAGGAACTTGTTAAAAGAGCAAAATACACAAAAAATGCAAGGCATAGTAATGAATGCTGTGGCAGGTAACCCAAACTTCAGTGATAAAGACTTAGCAGGTATACTAGAAGCTAATAAGGACATAGCACATAACGTAGACCCGAAAGCGATACTAGACTTAGTACCAAGCGCACCAAAAGCAGGTAAGTCAGAGTTGTTCTATGTACCAAACAAAGAGGCTAAGTTAGGCTACTCACCTAGAATGCTTACTAGAGACGAGCTGCCTTCATACGGTGGTGCGATATCAGAAAGTACGTTCAATAAACAGTTCGGTAGTACTAAAGGTAAAGGTACCGGAGGAGGTAGTGGTGGACTATTATTCGATAATAAGAAGCAGACTACGTGGAAAGACTTCAAAACAGGAAGTACGCCAGATAAAATGCTAAAAGACATAGCAGGTAATGATGATTGGTGGTTCGGACTTGGAGCTACTAGTAAAGGTAACGCAGGAAAAGCTATGAGTGAAGGTATTAAAAAGCTAGAAGAAGCAGGCATTACGTACACACCAGAAGCAGTAACAGACTTGAAGGAAGCTATGTTCAACGCTACGTTAAAGGTAGAGGGCAATAAGAAAGTATTCAATCAAGGTGCATTCGATAAAAAACTAGATGCTACAATAGCTAGCTATAAAGCTAACCAAAAAAAGAATGCAGATGAAGCTAAGAAGATACTAGGTGGTGTGGTTAGTCAAGAACAAGTAGTACAACCGCAACAGGTACAGCGTGCTGGTGGTGTACTGAGCGCTGGTCAAGCTAATCAGATTAGAAACGAGATAAGATCATTAGAGGAAGGTGGTATATTCTCTAGCGGAGTTACTTCAGTAGCGGCCAAAGAGAAGATCGATAGCAAGTACGGAGAAGGTACTTACGATAGACTAAAACAGTAAACCAGAATTAAGTATTCCTATGGTATAATGAAGGCATTAATACTAAAGGATACAGCTAATGGGAATACTAGGCGATAAAATACAAGGGCTTAGAAGAGCCAAAGAAAATAAAATAAACTTGCTAAGCGGTGATGTCGCTTTAGCAGGTACTCACAAAGACCCAGCATACATAGAAGATAACGGAACGTTATACAACGCAGGGAACAAAATAACTAACAACTTAACACCGGAAGACGTGCAGTACTTAGAAGGGTACATGGCTGCAGATAGACAGATACTACAAAATGACGATGGTAGTCTATACAGAACAGATACACCAGCACAAGCATTCACAGGAGACACAGGCACACAGTACCAGTTCGGAGCTAATGAGGAAGGTGTGACTAAAGTAGGGAAATCACTAGGTTACTTACCAGATGCTCAAGGCAACATAACAAACGTACCAGCAGAGGCTAGGTACATACCAGGTACAGCTGATGGGTTACTAGGACGTACAATAGGAAGAGATGGCTACGGATGGAAAGCAGGGCCTGCAGGAGTTAACGTAGACGACAAACAGATGGGAATCAAGTACTCAAAAGCAGATAACGACTTACTTGAAGGGGTGAAGCACTGGGCATACAGAGACTCAAGAACTAATCAAAGAGTAGATGGTAGTACGGCATTCGAACCAGGAGTAGAGGATAGCTACGGAAGTGGTAAATCAGAGTACTACAATGAAGGGTTCGCAGGAGATACATCAAAGTCAGAGTTAACAGCAGATGAAGCATACCAAAAAGGTAAATCGCTATATGATGAGTTGACTGGACAGAAATACGTACAAGAGGGATTAGATAGCCAAGTACACATACCAAATACAGCTAAAGAGGTAGCTGCAGAAATAGGGATAGATCCACTAAAGCTAAAAGATGCAAGTAGTGAAGTGCTATACGAGCTAGTTAAGAATACAGACAACGAAGAGCTGAAAAGTAAGTTACACAGGTATGCAATAAAAGAAGCAATACCAAGTGACACAACTAGCGCAAGTGATCAAGGATGGTTAGAAGGTACTACTAAAGCGCTAGGTAGCGGATTCACTAAAGAGTTAGCAGTTGACTTCGTCGATTTCGTAGGGGATGCTACAGGGCTATACGACGTAGGTAACGAAGACGAAAAGACTGAAATGGTTAATGACTGGTTCAACTATACACCAACTACAAGTGAAGAGACTCATAAGAAGGTAGCAGTACTGAATAACGTAATATGGGATAGTAAAGCAGACACAACAGATAGGCTAGCAGCAGTAGCAGAGTCGATATACGAAGCAGCCAAAGATGGCGAGATGCTGGGTAGTAGCTTAGGTGTAATAGCTGCATGGTTCGTGCCAGGGGTTATACTTACTAAAGGAGATAAAGCAGTTAAGGCGTATAAGGCTATAGACAAGTTAGTAAATGCAGGTGAATTATCAGCTAAAGCAGGGGCTAAAAAGAAGCTTAGTATATTAGGTTCCAAAGAAGGCGTGAAAACAGCACTGAAGAAACAAACAGGGCAGATTACCGGAGCGCTAGGTAACGTTAACGACCAGTATGAGACATGGGTAGCTAATAATAATGGTGTAGGGCTAGAAGGTATGGACAAAATGGTGCACTTAGGTGAGTCATTCGGTATACAAATGCTGAACCAGAACCTAGACGCAATTACTGCTGTTAGTGTTATAAAAGCACCAGGACTAATAAATGCAGCTAAGCAGTCAATACAAGGAATAAGTGACAAAGCATTCGGACAGCTGATTACAGGTATAGGCAAGGCAATAGGGTCAGCAGCGTTTGTACAGATGCCAAAAGAAGCCGGACAAGAGTATATACAGAAGATGATGGAGCTTGTTAACGAAAGATACGGATCAGAGAAGTTCAAAGACCTAGACAGCTTCGTAAAGTTCCTTACAGATGAAGGAGTAATGAAAGAAGGTACAGTTGATGCACTAATGGGTGCAGGTGGTTCAGTGCAGTTCCAGGCTATAGGAGCAGTACCAAACTTGGTTAAGTCAGCTAGAGATAAAGTAACTAAAGCTAGAGATACTAACACAGAAGATACATACGACGTAGAGAACGATCCAATAGTAACTAACGAGAAAGCTACAAGTAGACCGATATACGATGACATAATGGGATCAGCAACTAAAGAAGAAGCTGATGAAAAGTTCGCTACATACATGGCTAAGAGTAAGAATGATGAGTTAGCACCAGAAGAACTACAGCAAGTAATAGAGGCATACAAAGAGTCAAGACAAGCTGAGGTAAAAAGAAAAGTAGAGTCAGGTGAGTCACTAGGAGCTACACCACAAGAAGAGCAAGACTTAGTTAATGCATACTTCATGATAGAAGATGAGACAGAAGCAGCTACATTCAGAGACAAAGCAGAAAAACTGAATCCGGAAATGAAGTCGAAGTTCGAAGTGGCTGGTACAGAAAGAGAGATGTATAAAGAGTTAGGTGGAGGTAGATACTCAGTTAGAGAGGAAGTAGTATCGAAAGGAATGGATGGTAATAGACTAGGATTCAGAGCATACTTCAGACAAGCAATAACAGCTGATACAGAAGAAGAAAGAATTGATGCAATTAATAGATTAGAGAAGTTCACAGATTCACAAAGAACTAAGATAACTAGATTAGATGCGATTAAGGAAGAGTCAGAGCAGAAAGTAGTTAATAAGATAAATAACTTAGCACGTAAGCTAGGTAAAAGCGTAACTGAAGAAGACGTGATGAAAGCAGCGCTAGTAGCTAATAATGTACTAGATGGAGCACCAAAAGGTTACTACCAAACAATGGCTAAAGTGCTAGAAGCAATGGGACACAGTACAAAGACTAAAGACGGTAAGTTCAGATCATACGATGACGTGAAAGAGAACTTGTTCAAGTACTTAGAAATCAAGACTAAGACTGAAGGTAAGTACGCATCAGCTAAAGGTGCACGTAGAGCAGATGAATCAACACCAGGAGTATTCACAGCAGAAGATAAGAAGTCACTAGTACACGTAGCTAGTAGATATGGATTGACACCAAAATTCGCTAAGGTATTCGTAGATGATAAAGGTAATGCGCAATCACAAGTAACTAAGAGAATAGATGAGATAGCTAGAGAAGTTACATCAATGGAAAAGGCTAAGAACTTAGTAGCTAAAAGAGTAGCAAGAGAAGCTGGAGTAGTAGAAGAAGGTGAGGTAGAAGTAGAGCAAGAAACACCTACAGAGCAACCAACTACAGCAAGAGACTCGCTAGATGAAGGACCACAGAGCGATTACCAAAAAGTAAAGGGTGATGAGCTAGTACAACCAACTACAGAAGATAAGCCAGTAGAGCTGTCAGATGCAAGAAAGAAGTGGGTAAATGGCGCAATAGCTACTGGTAGAGATAGAGAGGCAATAAGAAGAGTAATTGATGCTAATAGTAAACTAACAGCGGATGAACGAATAGCTATGAGTAATTACCTGGATGAGCAGATGGGACCAGTAGTTGAAGAGACAGTACAAGATACACCACCAGACATAGTAGGTGAAGAGATAAACGAGTATGCACAGACTATACAAGATACAGATACAGCTAGTATGAGTGAAGAGGAATTAGTTGCATTCAGTAATAAGATAGATAACTGGAATACAAGTAAGTACGATGAAGCATCAGTTAAGGCAATACAAAGCAAGCGTGAGCAAGTTAAACAAGAGCTAGCTGACTACAAGAAGAAAAGACACGAGAAGGAAGCTAAGCGTAAAGATAAACTACAAGCTAAGATAGATGAGTTGACTGGAGTAAGAGACGCAGCAAGCAAGAAACTAGAGCAGGTAAAGGAGTCAGTAGCAGACATAAAAGAAGCTACAAAAGACATACAAGCTAAGTACGAAGAGAGAGCAGCAGTAAGAAACAAGCTAAAAGAAGCGATGAAAGAAGTAGACAAGGCTAACGAAGACGTAGAACTAGCTACTAATGAGATGAACGGAATACTGCAGAATACAGATAGCCAGTTAAAAGGAATAACGATTGATGACATAGGGTTGATAGAGAAGTCAATAGCAGCAATCAAAAAAGTAAACAATACACTAGGTAGTGCAATGGAAGCATTCATAGCTAGAGTAAAAGAGTTACTAGGGATAGTTAGCAAGTACAGTGCAATGGCTAGATTACTGAAAGATGAAGAGAAGAAGCTATCAGATACGATAAGAGACATGGAAGCAGTAGTTACATACGAGCTAAATGACGAGCACTGGAAAGATAGAAGATCAAAGGCTAAGAAGGACAAAGCTGAGCAAGTAGCGATAGTAAAAGACAGTGATAGTAAAATAAAGAAGCTAAAGGAAGAGCTAAAAGGTACAGCATACACAGCTGAGATGATTAAAGATGGTAAGAAAGGTAGTAGAGCTAAAGTAAGACCAACTACAGCAGAAGTAGAAGTACCACTAGACATGAGTAGTGTACTAGTAGCTAGTAAAGCAAGTACTACGTTAGGTAACCAAGAATTGACAGATGCAGAGTTAGCTGAGCTAGGAATAACAACTGCTGACATGCAAGATAAGATAGGTCAGTTAGGTGAGATAACAGATACAAAGCTAGCTAAATACACATACCTAATGATGCTACTGAATAAAGATAATACGATCAATAAGAATACACTAGCTGCAATGGTAGTAGCTACAGATAACTACATAGGAGAAAACTTAGGATCACTAGAACAGGTAACTAAGAAAGACATCGAATCAATGTACGGGATCAATGACTTAGCTACAGTAGAAAATGCAGGTAAGTACTATGCAGGTGGTATACCAAGAGACCAAGTAGTTAGAAGAATAGCAGGTGACATAATGAACATGCTAGGAGTAAACTACAAAGGAATAAAAGACGAAGATGGTAACATAGTAGATACACAAGAAGAGTTGTACGAGAAGATAAGCGTAGGATTAGCTAATGCAGCAGTACAAGATGCAATTGACTCAGGTAAGTTACAAGTGGTGCCAGTAGATAAAGATGGAGATAAGAAGCCATGGATGACACTGAAGTTCACACAAGATACACTAGCTAATGAGAAGACAATAGCAGCTAATAAGATGGCAGTGATTGATAGGTTGGATAAGTACGAAGCACTACTAGGATTAGAGAAACCGGCTAGAACAATAAAGACTGAAGCAGGTATAAGAACAGTAGAAGATGCGAAGGCAATCAAGAGAAATGATTACACAGAAGCAGCTACGATGTCAGCAGAAGCAATAGTAAAAGAAGAGCAGACAGCATGGAGACCGAATAGAGAAGTAATAGGTGGGCTAGTAGAGTTAGGTGAAGAGTCGCTGAAGAAGCTGCTAGGATACAAAGAGGTTAGCACAGCTGAGGCACTAGAAGAGCAGTTATCGACAAAAGGTAAGAATAGACAAATACAGGACGACATCGATAACTTGATGATACTATGGAATGCGATGGAAGATGGTACAGTAACAGATGAGATGTACTTCGATTGGTTCATAAGTAAGAACGGTAGATTGATGATAGATGCAAAAGGAGGGTTCAACCCACAAGCAATCAAGTTACATAGGTACTCAGCGTACAAAGATGGAATGAAGGGTACAGTAGAGCCAGATGACGAAGCAGCTATGCAGATATACAAGTTAGGGATAGCTCAGTCAATGGGTTACGCAATAGACAAGAAAGACGTGAAAGACAGTATAGCATATGCAGAAGTACTGCTAGAGACAGAAGGTGCACTAGATGAAGTACTGGAAGCAATGAAAAACCCACAAAGTATAGAACATAACTGGGTAGAAGCTAAACCAGGTAAGTGGCACATAGAAGTAGCTGGAGTAGAGATAGAAATAGAAGAGCCAGCTCATGCAATGCAAGCAATTACAGAAGGTAAGAAGTACAAGAAAGATGAAGCATTCGATACAGTAATGACACTGGAAGTAGATGGATTGACTAACGGATTCGCACATAAGATGCTACAGTACCTAATAACTAAAGGTAGTGCAACTAGTACAGAGATAACACCAGAGGCAATGATATGGCTAGAGAAAGTAGGAATACGAGTAAAAGAAGGTGAATCACTAGGTGACATATCAGCTAGATTAGATCAGAAGCACGAGGAAGCGATAGTAGATGCATACTGGACACTAGGTGGTGAGCTGACTAAAGGTAAAGGTACACTAGCAGATAAGATAGTGAGTAGGTATAATGACGACGTAGAGAAGATAGGTGAAGAGAACGCACTAGGTAAAGCACTAAAAGGGTTCACAGGAGCTGCAACACTAGAAGATGCTAAGAAGTCAGCAAATGCACTACTAGCAGTTACAGAGAAGTTAACTGAAGTAGATGAGAATGGTGAGACAGTGATGACTAAAGCAGTAAGAAACCTGATGAAGTACCCATTCATGACATGGGGATACCAAGCAGGATTCAAGTCAATAGCTAACACAATATCATCAGCACTAATAGGAGACGTAGCTAAGCAGATAGTAGAGTACGATGGAAGTAACAAAGAGATAGCTACACTCGTAGAAGGACTAGGAATAGGTAGCATACAGGAAGTACAGAAGAGGTTATTAACAGAGACATACGGACAAGTAGGTGCAGGTAGTGATAGAGGTTCATTCGAAAAGCAGTTCAGAGAACAGATAAAAGCAGTGTACGGAGATGCAATACAAGTAGTAATGGAAGATACATTCGGTGGTGTGATGGAGATTAATAACTCAGTAACACAATCGACTAAAGTGATGTTCGAACTATTCGATAGCATACTACAAGACCACATGAAAGATGGAGTACTGCCGAAAGACGAGCTAGTTAAGCTAGTTAAAGAAGAGCTGTGGGACGTATTCCCACTAATAGAAGGTCCGCTAAGTGATAGTGAGCAGAATTACATACCAGCAGTAACTGATAAGATGGCACCGGCAAGAGATAACAAGTACGGACCAATACAAGTATTCACAGGCAAAGAAGGTGAGGATAGCTACACTAGTACAACAAGAAAGACACTAGGTGAGCCAGGAGTAGGTATCGGAGTAGGGTTGACACATAATGAAGATGCGGCAGGTACAGTAATGAATATGCTAAGACACGATTTGCTACAAGTATTCGATGCATACGTAATCGGAGTAAACCAATCAGATGCGATAAGTGATGCCAATAAAGACTTCGCAGAAATGAACATGAGAGAAGACTGGTCACAAATTAAAGCAGTAGAACAAGGATTACAGAGGGTAATTAGTAACTTAGAGAAGCTACTAGGTAAAGACGAAGCACAAAAGCGCATGAATGGGGTGCACAAGAAGCTAGAAGACGAAGCAATAGAAAGAGCAGAGCAGTTCGGTGAGCTGACAGGAAAGAGAGTACTGAAGATAAAAGAAGGCGTACTGACACCTGCACAACAACTAGCTGAGATAGCTAACATCAGAAAAGCTAATGACGCAAGAAGAGGGCAACTAGCTGATAAAGAAGTAGACATACAGCAATTCGTGCATGATGAAGCGACTGGATACGTACATGAAGGCGATACTAAGAAGGTAGGTGAGCAAGGTACAGTAGACAATGGTATGATAGGACAGATAGAGAGTAAGTACGAAGGTAAGTTCGAGAATAGCAAAGTAGGTAAAGAGTTAGTTAAAGAGATGACTAAGGACAAGTATGATACAATGCTGGAAGTAATAAAACAAGGATGTAAGTAAAATGAAAAAATGTACACTAAAAGTATTAAGAGATGAGCATGGGTTCAAACCAGAAGACCTGAAAGCAGTAAGAAAATATGTGAAGAGTAAGGAGTACTGGGAGAACAATAAGCTAATCACTGATAGTGTGCTAAGAGACTCAGGATTATTCATGAACGCAATGTACAGAGGTGATGATAAGGAGTTAGCTGCAATCAATGCAGCAGGACCAAGAATCGGTAATGCACCACTATACGTACACGGAGTAACAAAAGACATAGCAGTAGTTACATACCCAGATAACGCACAAGGATACAACTTCCCGCTAGATGACCTGACAGTAGATGGAATCAACATGAAGACATACCTGAGAGAAGGGTTACATAAAGAAGAACCAATACAGCAATTGACTAAAGAGCAACAGAAAGCAGCAGATGAGCGTAGCGCATACATGCAAGAGAGATTAGGGCAGGAAGACATAGTATCAGGTAGAGGTACATACAGAAATGATCCAGATACAGGTAAGATAGAAAGAGGTGAAGTAGTACTAGATGGTAAGAACATAAACAGCTTCACAGCAATTAATGAACTAGCAGAGAAGCTAGATGAGATAGATGAGATTGGTACAAGTGATGAGCACAAAGTAGCACTACAGAAAGTACTGAAGACGATGCTGGCAGGTACAGCTAAACCATTAAGAGAGATGAACGTATACCTAAATGATAAGGGTAGAGATAATGGTGGTACGATTGACGTTGATAAAGAAGTAGGGATTAACATAGCTAAGGGTAGTAGAAAGAAAGAGTTCGGTAATGACATGAGCTTAATAGAGATACTAGTGCATGAGTTAGTACATGGTAGTAGTGGGTTCGGAATGGAGAATAGAGCACCAGAGATCACTAAACAGCTAGAACTACTGAAAGAGTTACAAGAAGCTACAATGAAAGAGTTGACAGTAGAGGACATGATGGGTGACATAACAATGAGCCCAGAAGTATCAAGACAGATAGCTGAGAGACGAATTAAGTACATGAACGATGACTTGCGAGAGTTCCTAGCATATGCACTAACACACGAGGGAGTAATTAATAAGCTAAAGACGATAACTATTAAGCAAGTGAAGGATAAGTACGATAATAAAGAGATGAACGCATTCGAGAGAATACTAGCAGCAGTAAAGACGATGTTCGATGCAGCACTGAAAGCGTTCGGTAAAGAGGATAGACGTACAGTTAGAGGTGATAAGCTAGCAATGAAGCTACTAAGTGACATAGCTAAAGTAAACCAGAGAGCAGAGCTAGAACAGAAGACAGGTACATGGACTAAGATAAATAATACGATAGATGACGTAGAAGCTAAGACAGTTGAGTGGTTAGATAAGAGTGAGACTAAAGCAGCTAAGAATGCGATGGACATATACAAGAATAAAGGTAAGAAGAACCTGTGGGATATGATGAAGATAATGTGGTTGGCAGCAGCTACAGAAGAAGGTACACCAATCATGCAGAGTTGGCTGACAGGGATAGGAAGAAAGCCAGAAGGGTTCGTACAGACAGTAATCAGACACATGAAGAGACCAGATGCAACAGGCAACAGAAGACAAGAACTGACACTGATGGCAGCACAGATCGAGACTACAAGAAAAGCTACAATAGATGGACTGACTAAGTTAGTTAGTAAGGTATTCAAGAAGAAGCTGACTAATGGTGAGAAGGTAGCAGTATACGCGTCAATGGAAGTAGCAGACGGATACAGACTAGTTAACGAGTTCGGTAAAGGTGCAGGCAAGTTATACGAGAATGAAGCAGAGCTAGATAAGGAGATACATAAGCTAGAGAAGGCGATAGGTAAGAATACGAGAGACGTACGAGATAGTAGATCAGTAATTAGCCAGACTAAAGGATTAGCTAAGTGGATGACTGAAGGAGTAGGATCGATAGTACAGAGAAGGAATGCGAAGCAGATAGTTAGATACGCGACTAAAGGTGAGAATAAAGAGCTAATAGAAGCAGTAGATACACTAGCATCACTATACGCAATAAAAGAGCTAGACAAGTCAGTAAAATCTGGAATAGCTAAAGTAATGAGTAAAGAGTACGATGCGATAGAAAGAATGGCACAGTTGAATAGAGGATTCCACGAGTACAAACAAGGTAGGATGACAGAGATGCAAAGAAATAACCTAGCTAAGAACTACCACAGAGAAGAGTACGACAGTATGGTTGAGACTAGAGTAGCTAAGATATCAGAAAGAACACAAATGAGAGAGTTAGGGTTCGAATTAGTTAAGAAGATAGAGAATAATGGGTTAGGTGGAAAAGGAAGTACACTAGCACTATACAGAAGTACAACTAACATAAAAGAGGCATTCGATACAAGTTCGATAATATACGTAGGTGAGGATTCGCAAGGTAGATTGTTGAAAGAAGACATAATAGCAGCAGGTAACTTAGATACGCTACCACTAGTGATGAAGAAACAGATGGCAGTAGCAAGACAGAAGGAAGCTAGATACGAAGAAGCAGTACGTAGAGGACAAGAGCCGGAGATTGATACGACAGTGATACCAGAAGTAGATGAGTACGGAGTAGTAGTAGACTACAGAGCGATAACTAGCATGAAGGATAAGTTAGAGCACATGGGACTAGAACAGAATCCGATGAATACGATAGGTAGAAACTGGGCACATGAGAGTGACCTAGAAGAGTCAGATAAGCAGAATGAGATAGTATGGGACGAGTTGATAGGTGACTTCGTAGATGAAGCACCAATGAATGGAACTAGAGGAATTAACAATGGAATGGACTACATAGAGGTAAGTAAAGAGAGTGGAGTGTTCGAAGTTAAGGATGCAGCTAGAATACTACCAAAGCAGCTACAACAGAAGCTAGTTAGAATAGAAGAGGCAAAGAAAGCGCTACTGGTAGCTAGAAGTATGTATAAGAGTGGAGAGTCAGATAAGGCAATACGCAAAGAGATGCACAAGATGAGAGGTGGTAGAGATGTGGAGTTCAATAGTAAGAAAGGGTTCTACCAAGTAACAGATGGAGCAGTAATTAGCGTAGTAGGTGAAAAGCACTGGAATAGGCTAAGACCAAGTAGAAAGGCAGCAATAAGAAGAAGGCTAGGTAGAGGTCACATAATGGTTAGAAGGGACATGATACTAGATACATTCGGAATTAGAGACTTGACAGCAGCGGAATTCGTTAATGGAAAGGTGATAGGTAAGAACAATGCAAAGGTAGTTAAGAAGTTGATACTAGAGATAGAGCACGTATGGAAAGATATAGTGCAGATATTCAAAGTGGATATGATTATTAGAATGCTGCCGGTAATAATGGGAAACATAGTGAGTAACATAATGTACTCAGTGCAGTACGGACACTTCCCATGGGAGATAGCTAAGAGACAGTTAGATGGAGTGAAAGCACTGAGAGATTACTTGAAGAGTAAAGAAAGATTGACTGAATTGATGGCTGAATTGTCGATAGACCCGGAAAATCAGCAGTTGAGAGATGAGCAAGCTAGAGTGATAGATGGGATGAAGACAAACCCAGCTATGCCGCTATTCGATGCGAACTTATACAGTCACATAGTAGAGGACGTAGGATTAACAGACTTCAAGTCGAATAGTAGATTGACTAGAATGATTGATGATAAGTTAGAGGGTGCACCACAGGCAGTTAGGACAGGAATAGACTGGATGTTCGTGAATGAGAAGACGAGCTTGTTCCAGATAGTAACAAAGGCTACTGCGTACAGTGACTTCGTAGCTAGATATGCACAGTATACGTTGAGTAAAGAAAAAGAGATGGCTAAGTTTGCCAGAGTTAACAATAGAATGATGAATGATGGTGAAGTTGAGAGATTGAGTAAGGAGTTAGTTACTCAGGTTAGGGATGCATACGTGAACTACGCGAAACCGGATAGTAGAGTACTGCAGTACATGAATGACATGGGGATGGTAGCGTTCACTAAGTATGCGATAAGAATACAGAAAGCGCTAGGTGATATGGCTAGAGGTAGACCAGTTAGGCTGGCATTGGCGATACTAGGACAGGAGTTATTCATAGCTAGTACAGGGATTAACTTCGAAGATCCACTAGAGAAGTCGTTCCTAAGTAGAAGCCCGGATAGTTGGTTGTATACGCCAGGAGTTAGCACGATACTAGGTAACATACTAGAGCCGCAGATGGTAGCTCATATGAGAGCATTGACAGATTAAGTAGTATTAGCGAACCCACTTGATGTGGGCTCTGTAAAGCTACCTCTCGTCGAGGATTGCTTGGAGTTTGGGTTCAGGAGCGAATAGTTCCTCCCACTGATCAGGCTTGATAACCTTGTTTTGTGAGTCCTTCGTGCCACCCTTCATAAGGTTAGCATCGTGGACAACTTGAAGGCCGTCGACCATCTGTGATGGAGTAATCCCTTGCATGTGCATGTTACCAATCTCAATGTATATAGCATCAAGACTAGAATCAAATGCTGCAACAGGAGCTACTTCCTCATTAGTAGTGCCATCAGTGTTATCACCAGTAGTTAACTGGACAATAGTACGAGCTAGTAGCTTAGGTGTATTGCCACAGTCGAGTTGATTAGCCAACTTGTCAGATAACGGCAGCTTCTCGAGTGCTTCCTCTATAACTAAGGCTGCTGCATTGCTAGCACTATAGCTGCCGTGAGGGTTATTCCATACGACGTCGTTAATGCGTGTGATGTCTTCGAAGAGATTCAGCAGTTGTTTCTTATGAACCACAGTTAAGTACCATGATGCGTAGTTGAGCAAGCTTCAACATAGTGTCTGCTTGAGACTTAGAGATTGGAGCTTTTTGCTTAAGTGTGTTGCCGATTACGTCAAGACACTGATTAGCTACTGCTTCAGGCTTCGATAATAGCAGTTGTTCAGGTTCAAGGTTAGGGATATCAGGGATAGCCTCGTCAAGTTCCTCTACAGTAGTTGGTTCGTTGAATGCTTCTATAGCTTCGTCGAATTCTGACTTTACTTTCGCGGCTTTGGCTTCGTCGATAGCTTCATTAAAGCCGTCGATGATACCTTGCCAGATTTCTTCTAGTTCGTTTGTTTTCATTTAATTATTCCTTAATGTTTTCATTGCGTGTACTAGTTCGATGTACTGATACAGTGGTCAAATATGTACTTATACTCTTCGGGTAACGCGCCAAATACACAGTTAGCTAATTGCCTGATTTCCCATAGTGCTGACTTAGCAGTACGTAGTGCTAGAAAGTTTTGTAGTGATCTAGCATTGATGGTCCAAGCTAGAGATGTCTTGTAGGCCTCAGGCATGGCATATTTAGCTTTATCGTTAGGTACACCTTCTCGTAGTAAGCTCTGCAAGTTGCATAAAGCCCTGTAAGAGTGCATGTCAACTTCCTGTATACCAGTTCGTACTAAGTACTTATCAGACATTCCGTACTCTAAATCCTCGTCTTTCAGCTCCTTAAGGGTGTACCTAGTTGACTTAACAGATAGGCTGGCTATTCTATGTCGAGCTAGTTCCTGAAGTAGTGCACGACTTACACCTTCGATAGTAAAGTTACATGTGATATGCTCCAATGTGGATGCATGCTTGTACTTGTTACCGATACGATCGATTAGAGCTAGGTCATTGGGTCCGCACTCAATAGCACCTGATGGTACTAATTCATATGAGTCAGACTTACCTTGTGATTGCCAACATTGTCGAATTGCATCACTACATATATGTAGCGGTGTTATATGTTCTAGATGTACTTGCATTTGAGTTGTTGCCTGGCTGAAATCAGATGGTACGTCTACGTGTGTAGTTGTCATGTGTGTTCCTTATTTGGTGAATGCGGATTCGGCAAACTCAGCCATAGGTGACCTAATAACTCGAGAGAGCTTGATAGCGTAAAGGCTAATAAGGTCCTGAGGTTTGAGGCACTCGTTGAGTAGTACCGAAAGTCCGTTGTTGTATTTAGTTACGTAAGGTGAGTCGATCTGGTTATTGGAACCAGTTAGGATTAGCTTACAGTCCTTACCAACACGGGTTAGCATCTTCTGAAGTGAGGCTTTAGATTGCCCTTGTACTTCGTCGATGATGATGATCTTGTTGGTAAATGTACGACCACGTAGGTTGAGTCCGGTCATTGCGGTGATATTGTAGTCAGACATTAGCTTGTCGACTTGCTGCTCGATGAATTCCTCGTATTCGAGGCCCTTGAGCTTGGATTGCTTACTGTTCGAGCGGGCAATGAACTCAAGTGAGTCACGTAATGGTAAGTAGAACCCAGCGAACTTCTCTTCGAGTCCTGGTAAGAAACCGACTTCCTCGATCTGCTCAACGTCATTAATAGAGGCTCGTATGTACAGAATTCCTTCGAATGGGTTGTTCTGCTTGATTAGCTTCATTGCGTTGGATAGGGCAGTGATTGTCTTACCAGAGCCGGCTTTACTGTCACAAACTATGATGTCGATAAACGGATCACAGATTGCCTTGGATAGTAAGAGTTGTTCGGAGTTGACTGGAGAGACGTCTTGACGACGTAACTCAGCTTCGGTTGTCTTGCCAATTACATCAATTAGGCCAGAACGAGAGACAGTAGCTAGCTTGTCATAGCCTAGTTCAGGGCAGTGGAAGCGGTAGTTAAAGTTCTCAGGTTGATGGTCAGGGTTGACTTCGTGGATTGGCGTGTTGTGCAGTGATGAGAAGATGTCGGAAGGTATATCCAGCTCCTTCAGGAACTCATAGGATGTCTTCTCAGTGATCTTCAAGTCAATTGCATTAAGACCTAATGAAAGAGCTGTAATGCGGCACATAACGTCGTTAGACATATAGGTTACTGACTCGTAGTACTTGTTGTACTCCAGAGCTACATCGATGATCTTGCGGTCATTTAGAGTGCTAGGGTCAACAGAAGTAGTGTCGAATGAGTAGCTAGAAGCAGAAGTAATGTGGACATGAGTACCATCCTCCAGGATTACTGGAGTGATAACTAGGTTGTCTTGCTTGAAGACTTCCATGATGGTACCACGAGCTATTAGACGACCAAATGAACGTGCCTGATAGCCAAGTTCACCGGGTACTGACTTCTTAGAGTCGAGTTCGTTGATTACGGTTTCAGGTAGAACGATAGTGGTTTCGTCGTTAGCTAGAATGGTGAGGTTGTTAGCATCCAAAAGGAGGATATTAGTATCCAAAATAAGGTACTTATTCATAAAGATCCTTTATAAGACCACCGATACAGCCTTTTAGTACACCTTTCTTGGCAGGGATGCCTGAGGAGTCTCTAACTCGGTACATTAAATTACCATAACTAAGGCCATTCTGTTTGGCGTATTCTTTTATAGTGATATCATAAAACTCTGTAATTACTCCATCAGGAGAGGTTAGAAACCATGGGCTGAACTTATGACTTTTCGTCCCGCACTGAGCATCACTCATCTTTGCTTTAGCTTCTTCAGTAAATGTACGGCCTTTTTGGGCTTTGCTCATATTCTTTCGTGTTGCAGCGGAAGCTTTCCACCCTTTGTTAGTTTCGCCGCCTTCAGTAAGGTTGTACCCATCAGTATACGATGCTTCCATGGCTATACAGTTTATCTCTAAATCAGAGAGTAATTCAACAGGTACATTCTCCACTAGAGTGTCCCATTCAAAGTTTTCTTCACCGTACTTATTGATAGCACGATGAAAGTACATCGATGTCTTGTTACATCTAGCGTCACTTAAGTGTCCGTTTTTACGTTCACGTAAAGACCCAGTAGTCTTTCCTACATACGTTTTACCGTTTTTTACGTTAGTTGCTTTATATATTAATCCTGTCATAACTTTACTCCTGTTATCAAGAAGTATACTGTATTTAAGCTTATATACACCTTTGTTGGTATCTAATACTAGGTATTTAGCTGTTTCTAGAGATTTCATAGTAGTCCCTTATAGTAGTTTCTTACTTCCATAAGAAGCGATCCTAAGTGATTACTACCCTTACCTTGGTAAGTTCCCCAGAACGTGTCATTCCAGTCGTTACGTTCTTCTAAGTACTCGTCACCAGTGTCAAGAAGTTGTTTAACAAGTGACGTGTTTTGTGCAAATTTTGCCATAACACCTACTCTCATAACTCCTAATTTTATGTCATCCCAATCAGGTCTTATTTTATCTTTATTCTTATTAGCGATAGTTTTAGAGTTTAGTGGGGTACATTCCTGCAGTTCTGTAACAAGTTTATCACATACAGTAGCGAACTTCATAGACATATAGTAGTTCTCTGGGCTAGGGTATGAAATGCCGTCTATGACTACTGTTACAGGAAACATATTAGATAGAAATCGCTTATCGTCTTTAAACTCGACGTTATCCCAATTTATACTCATTACAAGCTCCTTGTAAAAATTTTAGATATTTGTTCTGTTGTTCCATCTTTCAAGTACCTCTCGGCTATTTAGCCAAATATCGTGGTCATCTATGACATCAGAAATCTCTTCTTCAGACAGGAAGCCTTTGTAATAGTCTCTGAATGATTCGTTGATTTCGTTGTTAACAAAATCCATTTGGTCCTTAGCTTCTTTACCTTTACCTGCAACACCACCACTGTAGTTGTGTATAAGGAATTCAGTATAAGGAGCTACTTCGATAGTATCACAAGCCATAGTAAGCACTGTAGCAGCTGATGCAACTGTACCAGACAGTACACCATGGATAGTTGCTTTACACTTCTTCATAGCTGTATAGAGCATGTTAGCTGCTGATAAGTAGCCTCCAGGGTTGTTAATATGTACAGTGATGCTGTCACCTACTTGAGCAGATATTAGCTTGAAGTATACTTCGTTGTAAGTAGATGGAGACTCGATAGCATCTGTTAAGAAGATATGTACTTGTCTTCCATCTGGCGTTTGTACTACAGGACAGTAGTTGTCCCATACACTAGTTTTGTCTTTTGGTAACTCTATTTCAAATAGTTGTTCCATTAATTTCCTTTGAGTTGTTTAAGTAGTTTATTTATTGCCGTTACTTCGTACTTACTATTAAGTACTATGTGAGTCTTATAATAGTCTTCATCACAACACTCACTAGAAGGATTTACTGTTGTAGCTACTACAGAGTACCCACCTAAGTAAGCTTCTACAGCAGTGAGTGTGGAGTTCCCTGTACCACGAAGACCTCTAATAGGCATGTTATGCTGTTTTGATAATCCCAAACACTTAAATACATACTTTACTAATGGTTTTGGGTACTTATCTTTTAGATACACATACATTGTCATTTAGTTCCCTTTAATTCTATCTAATTCGCGTTGGGCGAAGTAGATGATTTTATTTAGCTCACGTTCGTAGCTAGTAGCATCATGACGTCCTTGGTTGAAACAGAATGCTACTTTGAAGATGTTGCCTTGAGAGTAGTTCATGACTCTGTCTTCGATTACATCCTGAGCCATAGACCAAGAGTCATTGATTCGATAGTAGTCCGTTGAGCCACCATTGTTGTCAGATGAATCCTGTTCGACTATACCAAGAGCTTCCAGGACATCCTCATGAGTAGTAGGGACTTCGAATTGCTCCGATATTGACTGAGCAGCTGTTAGTGCTTCATCAGATATTACATAATCAGGAGTGATAAAAGGCTCGTCGTCTACTTGGATTCGTCTGCTAGATGAACCTACTTGGCTCATGATTCGAGCTTTGTCGGCGTTACATGCAGGACAGTCGTCCACTTCACAGCAGCCACAAGTGTGGGCTGGTTGTTGTGCGTCTATATGATTACCCATACTAGTTCCTCCATGCGTCGTAAGAAATGTCACCCCAGTTACCTTGGACTTCCTTCGAGTACTCAGTTACAGTACCGGAGAAGAAGTCAGTATGAATCATACCAACTGCGTCGTCCATGTAAGGTAGAGGGTTAACAGTTACGTTGTAGTTAGGCTTCATACCTAGTTCCTTAAGGGCGTTATCTGCAGAGTATTCCACATAGCGCTTAAGTGATTCGTTAGACATGTGGGGTGGGCGTAGGTAGTCAATTAGAGCGAACTCATAGGAAACTACTTCACGGATACCTTCGTAAATATCGAACTTGAGAGCGTCGTCCCAGATGTCCTGGTTCTCAGCGATGAAATCACGGAAAAGATGAGAGTTACCTACACAGTGCATAGTTTCCTCTTTAAGGGAAAACTCGACAATCTGACATAAGCCAGGGTACTTACCTTCGAATTGGTACTTCAGAAGTGCTGCGAATTGTGCTAATAGGGAGATGCCTTCGGTACCACCTGCATAGACGGCTAGCATACGAGCTACTGATCTGCGGAATTCCTTGTCAACTTCAGCGTCACTAAGGCCGACTTTCTTGTAGTCCTCATACTTGCGAACCTTGGCTTTGTCAAGGTACTCAGTCTTAGATGACATAACAGGTATATCAAGGAAGTCAGAATAGATTGAGCTAGGTAGACCAAGTGTCTCAGTGAATAGGGAGTAGTTCTCGATGTGAGTATACTCGCGAGCATTGAAGTTAGAAAGCATAGCTTGTACTTCGACAGGCTTGAAGATTCGTAACATAGTGTCGTAACCAGCGCCTACCAATACTTCGTTCTGAGTAAATGTCTTCATCACGTTTGTAATGTAAGTTTTCTCTTCGTCGGAAGCTTTTTGGAAGTCCTGTACGTCTTTAGTTAGGTTGATCTCCTCTGCGGTCCAATGCATACGGTCATGCTGCTTGTAGTACTCCCAGAAGTGTGGGTACTTGAAGCCTGAGTTAGGCTTGAAGGTTAACATTCCGTTTTGCTTAATTAAATTGCTCATTATGCACATCCTATACAAGCATCAGACATCATTGATTCCATCGATTCAGTAGATGATGTGATTACTTTTCTTTCTTTTGATTCTGTCGATCCACGATTCACTGCACTAGATCGTAAGTAGTATAGTGACTTAACATTGCGTTTCCATGCTAGGATATGAATGTCAGATATACGCTGTACGTGTGAGTTACCTGGGATGAACAGATTGAGTGATTGGGCTTGGTCGATCTTAGGTGCACGATCACCTGCGAAGTCGACTAGCCATGTTTGGTCGATTTCGAAGGCTGTTTTGAATACATCCTTAGTCCACTGGTCAAGGTAAGGTAAGTGCTGAACTGAGCCGTCGTTCTTCATAATGCTAGACCACTGAGTAGCTACCCATGTACTGTCTAGGTTGTTAGAAGATGCGTAGTTGTCCAGTACTTGCCCTAGGAACTTATTACGAACAGGGAATGAACCTTGCTTCAGTTTCTTAGTAAAGGCATTAGTTACCCAAGGCTCGATACCGCCAGAAGCTAAGTTACATAGGTTGGAAATAGACATAGTTGGAGCAATAGCCGTTACGTGGATATTACGCTTACGTGAACCAGTACGGATTGCCATAGGACAAGGATTGTTTACAGCGATGTTATGCGAGTCACAGCTAGATTTGATGTGAGTGAATACTTCGTTGTTAAGTCCCTTGGCCATAGGAGTTTCCCATGGTAGATTACGCTTTTGTAGTAACGAGTGAAAGCCCATTACGCCAAGTCCGATAGATCGTTCGTCGATAGCTGAGTTACGTGCCTTGGCGAAACCAGGCTTGCCATCAGTCATGTCGATGAAAGACTGTAGTACGTTGTCAAGGTAGTCCTGACAGTCAGCTAAGAATAGAGGGTCGTCCTTCCACTCGTCGTAGTATTCAAGGTTTACAGATCCGAGGCAGCACACACCAGTGTTGTTATCATCAGTACGTAGAGTTATCTCAGTACATAAGTTTGAAGTAGTAACTGAGATGTTGTCTGAGATGTACTCAGGTGGAGCTAATCGGTTCACCGTATCGATGAATAGCATGAATGGCTCACCCTTTAGGGTAGTACGTACTTCAAGAATACGAGTCCACAATTCAGAGGCTGAAATAGTTTTGATTACTAAGCCGTCCTTAGGAGAGATTAAATCCCAAGGCTTGTTGTGAATAACTGCATGCATGAAGTCGTCAGTGATAGCTACACCATGATGTAACTCAGGTGCTCTACGTCCTTGGTCACCAGTAGGCTTACGGATGTCCACAAATTCCTCGATTTCAGGGTGAGATACTATTAGGTAGTCTGCCTGAGAGAATCTACGGATACCACCTTGCGAGATTGCGTTGGTTAATGTACCGTCGACTTTCATGAAGGGGATAATACCAGATGATGAACCGCCGTATTGGCCTACTTTGTGGTTCATTTCACGTACTTGGTTCCAGTCCTTGCCAACTCCTCCACCGTGAGAGCCAAGCCAGCATGATTCAGTCCACGAGTCGAAGATACCTTCTTTCGTGTCCGGTACAGAGCCGGTGAAGCATGAGATTGGTAGTCCACGTGTAGTTCCAGCGTTGGAGCTAATAGGAGTAGATGGGTGAAACCAGTAGTTGCTGATGTAGCTAGACATACGTTGTCCGTGCGCAGAGTCGTTCTGATAAGAACTAGTTACTCTGTGTAGCCAGCCAGCGTAGTCTTCATCAGGAAGGAAATAGGTTTCTTGGTACAAGGCTTTAGATATGTCAGGTAGGCCTGAGTATCCTCTAGACTCAACCACCTGTAGCTCCTGCCATAATAGCTACTATAAGGATAATTAGATGCGTTCCGAACCATTCGAAGTTAGTTGGAGTGTATGGTTCATTTAGTTTCTTCAGTAGGTTTTTCATTGAGGTCCTTTGGTATAAATGTTACGATTACTCGTGGGTTTTCTTTGTCTCTTTCGATTACGTTGTAAGATGACGAGAGGTGATGCCTTACGTTGTCATCCTTGATATAACCTGCATGCTTGAGGGCGTCTAGTGAGACTTTCTCAATCATAGCGATTACGTTAGATGGATCACAAGCTACTGACTTGTAGTAGAGGTCGTAATGCATAGAGAACGACTTGTGGAGAGCATCAGAGGTACCAACTTGGTTGAGTACTAGTTCTGTGAACTCCTGCTTGAAGTTGTTCTGGTC